GAGTTAGGAATGATCCTCTACCGAAGTAGTAATTACCTTCAACAAAAGAATTGTCTACTACAAAGGTGTCACCAATTTGATTGCCGATAGAAGATTCGATTACTCGGATAGTTTCACCTGCAAAAAAGTGAACGGCATCTGTAGAACCATCACCTGATAGATAGCGGAAATATAGAGTATTAAGATCGGGCGAATTATTTTCTGACCCTTCGATGGCATAGATGATTTCGGCTTGAATTGATGAGGTTAGACCAATTACCTTAGCACCAACATATTCTGTTAAACCAGATACTGTAATTCCCGATGCATCGGTATCTAAGACTTTAACGAAATCTCTAGCAGTATCAAGTTTGAAATCACATCCAGCAACAACTGATCCATTTTTAAAAATGTGGCTACCAAATTTACCTACCTGATCTTGTAGAACAGATTGAAGTTGTGTTAGCTCTCTAGCTTGAACAGCATAGCCCGGCTTGAATAGAATTCTATTATAATTTTTTGCAATAGCATCCGCGGTGTCATCGTAATACGGGGATACATTTAGGTCCAAGGCCATGTGTAACTTCTCTCTTAAAAGTTAATAACTGTTCTAATCTTTTCTACTTGATCCGCTTGTCTATTAATAGGTAGACGATTTTCAATATAAAGAATTTCGCCAGTAGTATTAATAACATCTGGTGTAGATAGACTATTTATAGTCAATCCTGTAGTGCTAGTTGTATTATTTGTTAGTGTAGAGCCTGAATTAATTACCGGAATTACTGGTAATAGATAGACTTGATTTAAATCCGATTTAATCTGAGCAACAATAAATCTACCTCCACCATCTGTCCAAATTTCATCATCGTTCGAATACTTTGTAGTATCATCGACCTCTATAACGTAACAAGTTGTGCCAGTATCATCCATGAAATTCATGAAGGATGGATTCAATGGATTTTTAAGAATGCCTAATTGACGATAATCGTTATTGTAGAAATAGTCGCTAGTATCATTGGTCAGATTTACTGATACACAAACCGTCTTTGCAAGTAGCTCTTTAACTGGATTTGCACCGTGTCCATAATATGGAGAAACAACTGCGGTTGCGGTTGCTCCAGATCCAATTCCTAAGATATTACTAAATGATACGTTTGCAAATGTATATCCTGTGCCAGGATTAGTAACATCGACTCTATCGATTCTACCGAATTCATTGACAAATGCTACTGCTTCGGCACCAGAACCGTCGCCAGTGATAGTTACAAGAACGTCACCCGAAGAATAGTTATCTCCCACGGCATCAACAGTTATTCTGTCTACTGTACCTGGGACGGCCGCGGCTTCGATAGATTCCTGAACAAGTGATACAGGAATATGTCCAAGATTTACAGTTGCCGCAGCTCCGCTTCCAGTATTGTTATCGACTATTACGACATATGCAAATGTATATCCATAGCCCTGAGTGTCAACAATAATATCTGTTATCTCACCCGTCATGGTATCTACCACAGCATGGGCAGTTGCACCCACACCGTCGCCATGAACTAAGACAGTTGGAACATTCGTATAATCATATCCTGATCCGCCGTCCGTTACTGTGATTGAATCGATTTCGCCATTGATATCATATAAAGGAACACCAACGCCTGCCATCTTACGAACAGGAATAAAATCGGTAGACAGAAATTTCAACTGATCAGAGGCTTCTATCTTGAACATGTATTTCCATACATATCCATCAGGAAGAATGAATGCATTTGATGTATCTGTGCTTGTTGGCTTATTATAACTAGGAGAATCGTAGTTGTTATTCAGGCATTTGTAAACTCTCATATCGTCCGTAAGAACATAAAAGTCTTTGGTCGAAAGATCCGTTTTATCATCGTAGTGATCATACACAGTGCCTGCCACCCAATCGATCCGACGGGCCATCATGACCACATCGGATGATTGAATGCGTTTGACGAACATTATGTTTCTATGCGTTTGACCATTATATGCTTCGGTATCTAGAGGAGCCTCTGGAGTACCAACGGTTGGCCATTCCGTAGTTTTACCCACGAACAAATAGAAAAAATCGTTCTCATTTACAACATCACGATAGAACCCTCTAGCGAGTTCATTTCGTGCGAGTGTTCTTAGTAATAATGCCACGATCTATCCTTAGTTGATAGTCACAGTCCATGTGATGGTCATGCTGTCCGATGCGCCCTTGTTGATCACCGAGAAAACGGTGCGGCAAAGCATTGTACCAGATGACGAAGCATTGAAAATACCGGCTTCTGTAAGAGCGCCTGTGCCATTACCAGCAGCAAAAGTTGCCACATATTGGACAGTGTTTGTTGAAGGTGTGGTAGAAGTTAGTGCTGCGCGATAGCTTTCTGCGCCGAGTGTGGTATCACCAACAGCAGCGGCAGTGTTGCCGGTGCCAACTGCCATGTGTGACATGACGTTTGACGAGGTACCAGCCATACGAGAAGCGATGAATGTCTTACCAGCCGTTGTTACGATATTAGGAACATCATATTCTTCCTTGATGTTGCCGTTTTCATCGCGAAGAACGATGTTAAGTCTACCTGTCATCTTTTCAGTTACATCTTCGAGTTGCATTCGTTATACTCCTTGGTTTTTATTAGAATGTGTAATCCGTACCGACATAATTTCCATCCGTTGAGCCAGATGTATAGTCGTAAGCCCAGTAATTCTGAATATTTATACTACCTGATTCCGACGAAGTTGATGAATCTGAAACAACTTTACCGAATGTAATACCATCAACTGCTTCGGCCGAAGTGACAGTTTCATCTACAACTTTACCATATACAATAGTAGCTGCTTCGGTTGTGGGTGAAGTAGAATCTGTTACGTTTTTGCCATAGGAGACGACGGACACATCTGTCGTGGCAGAAGTAGAATCTGTTACTGCCTTTTCATACGTCACTACGGCAGCTTCTGTCATTGTTGACGTTTCGCCGAACTCTCTAGTTTGACCTATCAGAAGTTCTTCTGTTACCGTAACTGAATCTGATAGAACCTTGTTGAATGAGACTGCCGCGGAATCAGTTGGTACAGATGTTGAATCTGTAAGAACTTTTCCGAATGATACTGTTGCCGCATCGGTTGGTACAGACGTGGAATCGGTAAGAACTTTGCTGAATGCAACGTTTGCCGAATCCGTTGGAGTAGAAAGCGTGTCCGATAGAACTTTAACGAAATCTACACCAAAATACAACTCTGCATCATCTACTGCCGTAACAGTTTCATCGAAGAATTCGAAGAAATCGATTGGCTGTCTGGCCACTTCAAATGACGCACCCAGATCAATCGTGTCAATTACGAGCAATTCGCTGAATACTGCCATACCTGCAGGGTGAACAGTATTCTTTATCATCGTCATCCAGTTGGACGATGGTACTCTCGAACGTAGAACATATGAATAATTTTGATAGTAGTAATTATCTTGAAGTCTGTTAACATCGGATAGCATACCCTTATGATTCAGGTATCCCTCTTGTATTGATGTTATTGCTCCAGTGACAAATCTTAAAGTAACTGTTCCTGCGCCGGTATTAGATGTAATTGTGGCGTCAAATGTCTCGGCTTCGAAGCCTCCACCCGACGCAAAAATTCTAACTTTAGTTGGTAAACCATCGGTGTCAACTGCATCGATGATAACACTAGCATTATTATCTACGCCGACTTTTAGATAATCTCCGGCAAAATAATTCAATCCGGCATCAGGGTAAGTATAAACGTATTTACCAGCAGAGCCAGATTCGATAATAGGATAAATTTCACCTGGCTTGAAGCCGTAATTAGGAGTTCCTGTATGTCCCAAAATTGTAACAGTATCGGTAATGCTACGGCTTACATAGCCATACTTATTAACAATATCATCGACGAAAATGAAAGTTCTAATATTATCCGTGTCAAATTCTACAACTGTAGAAGTATCTTCATAACCAGTACCACCGGCTGTCACATTTACATATTCTACGCCACCGGCATCATTTAAGTGAGCAACGGCAGTAGCTCCGACGCCATCACCATCAGAAATAAATTTAACTTCTGGTACCGCATTATAACCGCTACCAGTTGCGTCCATGGCATCAATAATGCGCTGTTCGCTATTTACATCGGGTGGAGAGAAGTTAATGAAATATTCTTTTGACAGAACGTGATAGTTACCTTCGCCCGTCGATGTCAAATTAATTTCATTGTATGTGCTGATAGTTACATAATCTTCTGCGAAGAAATCTTCGGAGCAATATCTAGGATCAGCATCAAGTAAATTCTCTGCAAGTTTGATGTTATTAGCATCTACTTTAATTATATAATAAACTTTACCATTAACTAGGCCGCCGATGCCAACAGCATCGGCATAGTAGACGACCATATCACCGGTAATAAATCCGTGATTTGCTATAGTAATTTTGTTATATGCAACATCTACATTATTGCTTGACAGAAATGTCTTAGATGTGGCTTGACGCAAAGCAATTTTATCACGATATAGTCTAATATAATTTGAGTCAATTACTTTGACATAATATTGACGATATGCTAATAATCCACCTACTTCTTCGCCGCCTTGCGTATCGTATATTACGCAATCACCAGTTGTAAAATTGTGAGATGGGATATTGATCCATGCAAAGTCATAGTCAAATGCTGTAGCGTTATCAAACGCCCTAGCATGAACAGCTGGATCACCAGTTACCGCAAGAATAGTTCCGTCTTGAACCAGTAATCTTGCACTTGCGCCCGCACCGGGAAGAAGAATACGATCATTCTCTTCATGCTTCACATATAATTCATATGTAGGTACAGTTGCATATCCTAATCTTGTAACATCTTCTACGGTGATGGTATGATAGTCATAAGTTAGAATATTACCGATATTTTTTGTAGCATGAATTCTTGCTCGTTTACCCTGTAAGGTAAACGGATCAAGAGTTATCGTATCATCGGTGGTAATTCTAATTTTTTGTCTTTCGACCCATACGCCATCAGATGCCTTCAAAATAAATTCAGATGGATATATTATGTCAACATGTTCGTTAAAGAACGACCTGAAAATAAAATGTATGCTTTCCTCTGATCCCTTTGCCTCATAAAACTCTCTAATGAATTTTATTAGTCGGCGATCTTCCACAAGAGAATCCTGTGGAAACATTTGTAGATATTGTTCACGGAAAGACGGTAGAAATATATCTAAAGTTTTATTGATGTCAGAGAAGGAACTGGCATTTAATAGTATATTGTTGGCCTGTCCATCTTGATCCAGAAAACTATAATACTTTTCTAGAAAGAGAACAAACTGAGGAAACTCATCTCTAATGTAATCTGGAACTTGATTTGCAATCAAATATGCCAGAGAATTTTTAAAGTCCGACATGCATTAAGTTCCAATTACATTAATTGTTGTACCTGAAATATAATTACCTGTTGCAACCAATGAAGAATTATCTTGTGCTAATACTAAACTCTTACTTGCGTATGGCGTGACCGCATATGTATATGACTGATCCTCATTTATTGGCGACATAATAATATCGGGTGATGATCCCTGTGGTTTAACGTAAATTCTTAAATATAAATCTGTGCCAGATATGCTATTAATATACAGACTTGGAATTAAAATTTTACCCGTTTGATAATCAATTGTTCCTACTGCCGTTGATATAAGAGTATTTGAGTCGTCATACAAATCCAACGATCCATCTACAGTGGCATCTTCAATATAACTATCACGGAGATAACATGTCACTTGTTTACCCGAGGCCAAAATAGTAGTGAACATGTTCGATCTAACCGAATTCGGGGCAATCGTGGTATTATAAGCAAATGAAATTCTATTATTCTGAGCTACATATGGCTCAAATGCTCTATGAAGATTCATTTCGATATTTGTAGCGTAGATAGCAGTTGATGCAGAGTTTAGTAATTCTAACAATTCAGAATAATAAAAATTCTTTTTAGTTTTCGATGTAGTATTAATAAAATAGCTTGCCAGATATTCCGACATTGTATTTTTAATAGTGGCAGCAGAGGCAGAAGTATTGTTTTTTAAATACTTGGCCGTAATATTAAAACTAGCATATAGATATGTCGGATCAACGAATTCTGGTTGAATTCCAACTACTCCGCGAGGCTTTAAGATGTCTCTAGCGATTGCCGTTTTATCGGATTCTGTGACGATACTATTTGCAAGAGGTTCAATCGATACGAACACCTTACCGTAAATAGGAGGATCATTGTCTTCTCCGCCCCAAACAGTAATAGAGTTAATATTACTATATTGACTTTCAATCAATGCGGTATAATCTTCTGCCGTTACCGCGCGGTTTTTAGTTGCATTGAATTTAGGTGCAATGAATCTGATAGAGTCTGTAGTCTGAGCTTGTGCGCCACCATATGATGGTTCTCCAGATACCTCAATATTTTCTCCGGTGCCCAGAATTACAGATTTTGCTGCTACGCCAGAAATTCCATTTGCAGGAGAACCGCCACTAACAAGATACTCAACAGTAACAATATTTCCTACAGTCAGCTTTTTACCTAAAATATCGTCACCGAAACGTATTTCAAAAAGACCACTAGCATTTTCCTCAACAAAGAAAGCCTTTGATGTAGGTGTTAATGTAACAAGATTTTGATCTTGAACAAAAGTTTCAGTCTCTAATTCAGAGGATGACTTTTGAACGCGAACAACGATAGTTGATGTATCTACGTTTTTATTTAATAACTCAAAAGGACCAGAAACCGTATCCGCGGCAACAGTAAAACTATTACTTGTTCTAATTCCCTCGATTAAGGTCGTGGTAAATACGAAAGTATCTCCCTGCTTGATAGCATAGACATCATCTTTTGGATAGAAAGTATAATAATTACCGTCTTGGCCTGCGCCCTTAAATCCAATAGTTTTACTTAAAGTGGCAGTCGTAGAAGTATATGTTGTCGGAGGAGTAATAATTATTGTGGCATCTATCTTGGCAGATCGTGCCGATCTTGGATTATATCCGAGAGCTTTAGCAATTGATACAACAGAACTTCTTTTTACCGCGCTATCAATGAACATTTCATTCGAGAGCAAATGTGCCAGTGTGGCATTATAGTGAGTGTTATATGCTAGAAGATCGATAAGAACAGATAGACCAGACCCATCAAAGTTATAGTCTGCAAACTCGCTTTGATTTTGTAGATATGTTTTTAGATTTTCTCTGATACCAAAAAAATCTAGGTCGGTGACATTTAATTGTGCCATATTATCTGCTTCTTCTTAGAATAGTTGAAAAGTTAAAAGGACCCTCAATACCATATACATAAAAAGTAATGTTCACCGAAAACGCATTAGAATCATATTCTGGAATTACTTCGATATTTTGCGCTCTAATTCTTGGCTCATATTTGTTAATCAAAATTTCAAGTTCAATCTGTAATCTGTTAGCAGTAATAATATCTACATTCTCAAATAATAATCCATAAATTGGAGAACCCAATTTGGGTTGAAATGGACGTTCGTAAAATCTAGTAAGAACTAACGTCTTAATAGATTGTTTTACCGCGTTTACGTCATATTTTTTCGCAAGGTCCCCCGTCACAGGATTAGCTGCGAATGAAAGATCGAAGTCCGAATATATTCTGTTTACTTGTTTTGTAGCCATAAGTATATTTATACTTTAAATTAGCCTCTTAGACCGGGCATTTGATCAAATTGTCCCTTTTTACCATAAGGTTTATCTTCATAGAAACTTTGTGCCCAGCCTCTAACTTCTAGAGTGCCGGGTCGTCTTATCCCGACATGCACCCATGCGCTATTGCACCTCGACGGAGCATGTTCGTATAGAAGCTGGTCATAAGGAATACCTAATTTAGCAATAATATTTGCAACTTCACGATGTCGGCCTGCTGGGTAACCGCAATTACCAAACTGCATATCACATGCCCAACCAACATTATGTGCAGAGCCATTTGTATTATTACGCAAAGTCGATGTAATTACAAATTTGCTACCAAAGTGATCGCGAATAGGATCAATACATAAAACAAAAAGATCGCGAAGATTTTGAACTATTTGATATCCTGTCCACGTTCTCCCTGCCACAGTTTTCGATCCAGGAATACTAGCTGCACCCAAGGCTGGATGCAATGCATCTGCTAGTGTGTAGTAGTGAGATAGCTTAATCCTTGATGCCATTGCATTATAATTACCGGAAGTTGGAATTGGTGGCAATGGATTTCCCTTGAAATCTTTATTAGTATCCCTCAATCCCGGTGCTTTAGGAACTGGTGTGCCCGGTTCAGTAGATGTTGGTGCACCACCCTCATCACCCATAAAACTAGGACTGCCGTCGCTATTAGCACTATCGCAATTAGGATCCTCATATGGAGATTGATTAGAATTTAACTGTTCTACTGGCTGTTCGGCCGGGGCTGCAGCCGGTGTAGCAGGAACAGTTGGTGCTCCGCCTGCGGGTGGAGCAGTTGTAGTAGACGGCGCGTTGTTATTTGCTGTCGGTGGATTTGTAGGAGTTTTAGGTGCTTCTGCCATATTTACCTCTTATGCCAATGCCGTATCGTCGTTGATTGTTGCTCTATCATTGAATGATATACCACCAGCTGAATTTAGTAGTTGACTTCTTCCACCTGCACCAGCAGAAGATACACCATCTGGGCCACCAATGATCGGTGATGCTGAGATGGATACCGGCTTCTCAACTGGAATTGGATTTGCAAGAGTTGCAATCTTAGCTCCAGTTGCTTCACTTGCTGGATCTGCCGAGTTGGCAGAACCTGCATCTGCCGCTGAACCAGGAGCAGTAACGCTTGCCGAAGTTGGACCAGAAATTGGAGTAACTTCGCCACCCTGTGGATCGACACCCTTCAAGTTCGTAGTACCTGCGTTTAGTGTAGAAATATTTGCTGTTGATACGTCTAGTGTTGATGTATCGATTGGAGACGATGCAACGAGTGGTGCCTTGAGATTGATATTACCGGCACCTTCGACATTTACCGCCGCGCCAGATTTGATGTTCGTGGCGGCTGCGGATTTGACGTTTACTGCATTCGCAGATTTGACGTTGATTGAATCCGTAGCTTCTGCATTAATTACATTAGCCGACTTGATATTTGTGGCCGCGATAGATTCTGTATTGACAGAACCAGCAGACTTGATATTGGTGTTACCAAGAGACTCGATGTTTGTATGCGTACCAGACTTACTGTCAATAGTCTCTGCGGCCTTACTCATAATAGAACCATCTGTGTCTTGGTTAATATTACCGACAGAGGTATGATACGAGATACCTGCCACCTTAACGTGATAATCACCCTTAGATGTCACACGATATCCGCTTGCGGTAAAGTTCTGGCTGCCGTCAATTGTAGAATTAAAATTACCGGCACCATGAATTTGCATATCACCCTTGTTATCATGTGAGAATACGCCTTCATTTCGAATGAAGATACCTCCACCTACAGATAATCCAAAGTGACCCGCAACGTTTAGATTGAAATCGTTATGAACATCCATGTTGACTTTACCGTTCGTGGTAAGATTGGTGTCGCCCATAATCATAACATTACATTCGCCTGCAATGTGAACGTTAGCTCTACCCTCAATTAGAATATAGCCATTGTTGTCCACAATCGTATAGTTATCACCAACAATACGAGTTACTTGTGTACCATCTGGACCAATTTCATTGAAAGTGCCAGACTTATGTGCAGTATGAAGGCGTTCTGCGCCGGGTGTATCATCGACTTCTGTAACATGGCCAGATTCCGATGCAGTAACTTTATTGTATGGATATTGAGCCGCATAAGGAGTTTTTGGTTGTGACCAAGAGCCGCCATGTCTACCCGCTTTAGGAATATCTCTCTTGCGAAGAGCATTCTTTGCCGCGGGCGATGCACCGGCGCTCAAACTCTCTTGTCTAGCGCCCTGAGATGTCGGACTGTTCTGAATATGGGGCGAATTGACGCCAACTGCGAGTGGATTAGTATCTGGTTTACCACCAAGAGACTTCTTAGGATATTGGCCGCGAGGATCACCAAAACCCTGTGCGGTATCATTTGATACTGGAAGTTTAGCAGCGTCCGGAGGAGATTGCGTTAGCGATTGAGCCGGGTCTGAAACCGCAGGATGCTCTACTGAATTTTCTTGTAAAGGATTTGTATTCGGAGCGGCAGACGCAATAGGAGGAGCAACTCGTGTTACTGTCTTTTCTTTAGATGCAAATCCCTTTTGATCTTCGACAATAGTAGTTGTTACTACTGATCCATCGCCATATTTTTCTGTAACAACCGTAGTGGTTGTACCATCTGTATTTGCCTTACTTGGGCCTTGGGCTGCAACTGGAGTATTATTACTGAAAGTCTTCTTGACTTTTTCAAGATTTGTAGTATATTCACCTGCAATGCCAGTCTTAGCAGAAGCTAAGTCTGTTGACAATGGAGTATCTGGACCAAGAGGTGGATTATTTGTATCTCTTACCCACTGATTATATTTCGCAGTAATATCAGCATAATTCAAAAGAAGGGCATTAAGAATGCTTTTATATGATCTTGCACTAGGAAGATCCCATTTATTTAATCCTGCCGAATATGAAGAATTTGGATCCTGGGCAACCTGTGCCAGCATATCTTCAATATCTTTGTTTACCGCGGCAATCTCTCTTGTCAACTGAGCGGCAATAGTTTCTTCCCACTCTTGTCGATTCAGGGTTAAAATATAATATGTAGTGGATGAATTGTAATTAATTAACTTTATACCATCTACACGAATCGCATGTTCATTAGTCATCCATGGAATAACAGTGGCATACAAATCAGTATGTGTTAATGCACCAGTATTTGTCGGAAAACTAAATGATCCTAAAAATGAATTGAAAGTTTTAGGAGTCTTTGGAGTATAATTATTGATGCGCTCTTGTTTAATAGCGCCATCGATTGCCGAAATCAGAGTGGAATACTGTGGAGTTTTAGTATCCGTCTTATCGATTAGATTTACAGATGCGATTGGTACACCAGCAGAAGACACGGTAACAACACCGTTCGATGCCGTCCATTGATAAGCAACTTCAACCGAACCGTATGTAGTTTTAATTGGATTGGGATCAATAGGTGGCGTAGAAGCAGCGACTGGTCCATTTACTGCCGCGGCCACCTGTGTCGCAGGAAGAGCTGGAACAGCTTCCGCACTAGCAGAGCCAGTGGGTGGCGTAGGAGGAACCGTGGCGGGTGTCACCGGCAAATACGTGGATACAATCTGACCCTCTACAGGAGCCTCTGTAGTTGTAGGAGTAGAGCCGTCAAGAAGACCCGTAACATTTGAAGCGGCATCCGAAAGTGCGCTTGAAACTGAGCCACCTACCGAATTCAAAGCACCCTGCGAATTTCCAGCAATACCAGAAACAGCATCTGCCCCAGCCGATACAGCTCCAGCTACATTTGATACCGCAGATGCCCCCAGAGCAGCGGCAGCGGCAGCAGGATCTTTTGCAGCGGCTGTAACGGCTGTTAGATTGTTTGCAAGGTCTAGCCCAGAAACGGCAGTGGTCGCAGTATTCAATAGATCGTTTGCTGCGCTGGTTGCTTGATTTTTTAGTGTTTCCATAGAAGCCGAGCCAGCAGCACTAATAAGGCCTGTTAACTCTGGCTTAGTTACACCAATTGCAGAAATTGCATTCGCTTTTGCTTGCTCAAATTTATCCAGCAATCCTGGTTTTGCGCCAGTTTGTTCGATCAATTTGGTATTAAGAGTAGGAATTGCTGCGCCAACATTGCCCATCTTATTAGTCTCAGATGCAATCAGATCCGAAATTTGAGAGGGGTCGCTTACTCCATCAATCGCCGCGCGAAGTAATGCAGTTGAGCCAGGAGGACACATCCCGCGACGATTCAACTCATTAACTACGGCAGTTTGAGGATCATTTGCTAGGCCAAATCCCGATTTTAAAGATTCACCAATAAAACTTAATGCGGCTGGATCTACCTTGCCACTGGCGCCAATTGCACCAACTGCATTACCCACCGCTTCGGTTGCAGTATTTTCGATATCGGCAGCAAGAGCAACAATTTGCTTTGCAGGAGAAGCTATCTTAGATGTAGCCGAAGTAATAGAGGTAGTAACTCCATTTTTTTCTGCCACGCTACTGATCGACGGTACGCTATTTGAAATACCACTAACTGCGGATGAAATATTTGATATAGATTTTAATGCAGATGTTGTATTTGCTGGTAATATACTTGATGCTTTAGATAAAGCAGTTTTAGCGTTATTAATTTCACTCAGTTTATCTTGAATTACAGATGCGGCAATTCCAAGACCTGCATTAATAATCTCACCAATATCACCTGGAATAATTCCGTTTTTAACTAGTCCAGAAATTACTCCATTAACATTTTTACCAGAAAGAATATCTGCTAAATCTTTAGTGGTTTCAAGTAATGCTTTTGTGCTGATTTCTGTTGTCGGCGCTCTAACTCCAGCCTTTAATAGAGGAGCATCGCTGTTACTTGCTTTGGGTGTCTCTGCTACTGAATTCCAACCAGCATCATACCAATATTTAGAATTGATACCATCTGGATTTGACTTAATGATTCCCTGAGAAAAGCTAATTGCATCATCTAACTTGGAACATAAAGCAATCGATAGCAGACCTGCAACCGTTGGCTTTGATGTATTTTCATTAATAATTTTAGCATTACTTAGATCAACATATGCTTTCTTTAAGTAATAATACGCTGCTTTGTCCTGCATTTCTTCCGATGTAATAAACGAAATCATGCTTCTGACGGCAGCTTCGTAATTCAGAGGAATAGGATTATATAAGAAGAAGTATTGTAGATTGTTTGCGGCTTCTCTCTTATAAGGAGCAAAGTCATAATCACCAGCCGTCTCTTGAACAGCTTCCGCGTATGATTTAATTCTTTCGGCAGCACCCGGTCCAGTAGGTTGTGAGTGAATGCAATCTTCTGCCCACTCTTGAATTTCTGGTTTTAGAAAATCGATATCAATTAGTTGTGATATCGTCATTCTATATGCGCCGTATTCACCTCTGTTATGAACCTTGCGCCAAGCATTACGCTTACCATTCACTACATATTTTCTAGAGATTGCTTGTTGACAAGCCTTTAAAACTTTCGCACACTCTTCCTTAGTTAGTTTCCCTGGTGTTCCGATATCTGGGAAAGTCGTAGTGCTAGTTTCATATCCAGTATTTGCTTTAGATGTCTCTACTGCGGTAGGAACAGATTTTAGAACGTCTGAGGCTACCTTCGATACACTGGGCGAAACTCCTGCAATTTTAAGGGCGCCGGCTATTACGCCATTAATATTTCCCGATGCGGCAGAAGTTAAAATACTAAGACCAGAAGAAAGTAGATTTGAAGTGGCGCTATCAATCACCCCGCTCTTCGTGAGAGTTGCTAGAAGTTTGTTTGTATTAGAAACTGTATTGGCAGGAAGTGATGACGAAGAAATATTGATTTGCTTCGTTAAACTATTTGCCTCTGACTTGGACAACAGGCCAACGGCAGCTAGACCTGAGGTCACAACAGAAATATTAGGAGTTTGACCAGTTTCTACGGTATTTGCAAGAGATAGACCGGCTTTAACCGATTTAGCTTCGTCTTTAGTCAGTACCCCGGCAGACGATAATGCAGTAACAGTTGAAGTGAGGTCTGGAAGTTTACCCGTCTTAACAGCCTTGACTGCGGATGTAATAAGACTGGTTGCTTGTAATAATGACATCAAATACTCCGATTATGCTTTACCAGACAGCATCGCTGGTGTATATTTTCTTGAATTCTTCTCAACTTTGGCCAAGTTCTCTCTACCAAAAGCAGAGCCGGTGCTAAATCCTGGTCTACCGCCTGTAGCATCTGTGACAATTCTATTTGCTTCTGATTGACTTCTAGCTGTTCTGGATCTAACTTTAAATCCACCGGTAGTGTAATAAGCGAAGAATGCCTTAACCGCAACATCTTGATCAGTTATCAATAAGTCTGGATTAGATACAATATCCACACCAATTACCTTTGCTATTGCAGCATAGTTTGAGCGGAAAGTTAACTGATTAAGTCCCTTTCCTCTGAAATTCCATCCATCGTTGCCGCCACGGTTGCCGAATTTTTTGCCATAAATGTAGTTCGCAAGACCTTGTGGATTATTTGCGTATTGAACTGCGCCTGGATTATTTGGCCAAACTTGTCTAATTCTAGCCGCAGAATAGTTCATATTTTCTGCTTGCGGTCTTAGACCACATTCTTTTTCTGCTAATGCAACAAATGCAATTGCCATATAATCATCAAATCCCATATTCTTTGCAGTCTGGAATATCTTCTGTGCCATACCCTTGGCACTACCAGAAACTTGAATATCCATTGGTGACCCAGAAGAATCGGAAACACTGTTACCACCAGCAGGTGAACAAGGGTCACCCTCTAGACCACCAGGAACTGCGCCCACTGTACCAAAAAACATAGGATGTTGGCCGTCTGAGCCATCAGCAAAGAAACCGATTACCCATGTGCCGGTAACAACACCATTTGCAGAACCACCCACACCCGAAACTGACGGATTGTTTGCGGGCATGATAGGCATAGCCCATGGCAAATCTTCTGTTGGCAGAAGTTCTTTGTTGTCTATATGATATCCCATAATACGAACACGGCATCTGCCCATACGAAGAGGATCGTCGCGGTCTTCTACCACGCCGAACCACCAGTAAAACTGTCCGACATTATTGGTTGTTCTATTATCCATCATAGTGTAAAATTACTCCATATATCTATTTAGTAGTTGGAGCAGAGGGTGTGGGTTTAGGTGGATTAGTAGTAGATGCAGGGGGAGACTCACTTGCGGGAGCTGCTTCTTCGGTTACCAATTCTTCCAAATAAGAATCCTTAGAAATTTCACAGATCATATTATGTCTCATCTTTGTAATTTGATGGTGTATAGCAGTAATCATATAGTATCCGCTAATCCATTTATCTCTAACATCCTCTTCGGATGTAGATTGTGTTCTATTCGACGCGACAGACGGATAATCAAAATCGACTATTGTGCCAACTTCCATATCCGTTCTACCTGGAATAGTAATTTTCATTTTCATCGTAGAGATATCTGAGAACAAGCTATTTCTTTGTTGAACATATTTTTCAGGATGAAGATTCATTAATTCCTCATCTGTGCTATCTAATACTCCAGGGTGGATAGTTTCGATGAATACCTTACTATCAGAAGAGCGAATGACATTCGTAGGAAAAATAGAATTGTATTTTTTACTCTCATCTAATACGAGAGAACCCTTATCATTTTTAAAACTTCCTAGATGTGGATATTTTTGAAATTCAAATCCATGATCGTAGATTGTTGTGGTGTATTCTTTTTTAACCACATCCAATGTAAATAGAGAACTTGCAAAATGCCCTAAATCTTGACCCCTGAGAACGTCAACGTTTGAAAGAAATTCTACGTTTTCAACGTGCGAGTATGCCAAACGAATGGCATTTTCACCCAACTGTTCTTCCGCATATCTCTTTCTATATTTCAATTTAGACATGATAAATCCAGCCGACATTTGTGATTTGATCAAATCATTGATCGAACACATATAGAAGCCTTTGGTAGTCTCATAAAATAGAAATGTTGGTGCATCCGTGACGTTAGTTCCCAACGCCCTCTTCGACAGATAGCCCATTATTTGGAATGGTGTCCACATTGGAGGCAAGAAAGATACCTTAGATGTATGTGGGGTGTCTCCGATTGTCAAGTCGGTTTTTGGTGCAGTTGCTTTATTATTTTCCGAGTTTATATACCTAGGAACATCCTTAAATGCATCTTGAAAAACTTTAGTTGCAATTTCATCTGTAGTACCTTCATATTTTTGGCACATATATGAAATATTGTCTACCATACCCTCAATAGAAATGAAGTGCATGGAATATAATTGTTCTTTATCTTCATTCGATAGAAATCTATTTTTAATTGCATAAACAGCAAATGACTTTTGAATTCTGTTTGTTGGATCATAAGCCGTTTTAGACAATTCTGGTGTAGAAATATCTAGAGTTAGAATTTCGTCGCCTACAAGAGGAACTTTTTCGATCAGATTTTGAGTATCGCGAATGATGATATTACCGTGAAGACACGGCGAAAACATATCTTCGTAGATATTAATTTCTACGACATAGTTTCTGATATCGATGATACCATTATCGGTAAGTAGCAATACTTCATTATAAACAACGTCACCTGCTTGCTGTAGTATTGCGCTAGGAGGTGGCTTAAACGCACTCTCATCTATACTATCTGCGCCTGCAGGAATATCACCCTCGTAGTCGGGATCTCCCTGTGGAGTAGGTGAACCTAGAAAGCTAAGAATTCCCATTATATTACCTTGAAATCAAGTTTTGAAATTTCGTGACGAATGCGTTAAGATATTTTGGCTCTAAGATTTTCATTTCTCTTTTTACATCATTAAGTTTTTCTTCATATTCTAAATTTGTAACTTCTATTTTATCACCTTCGAAATCTGATTGCACAATAATACCATTGCTTTCATAGTGATGAATTTGATAAATTCCTTCGAGTCCACCATACTTCAACTTACAATATTCTACTAGATCGGAAGTCGATCTTGGCCATTCTTCTCGAATGTCCACAATATTATTCAATATCATAATTACCCAATGATATGTAGGAGAACCGTAATACAAATCGCTTACTTGCTCTACTGTATACCCCTCGGGAATAGTTACAGTCTCAAGTTCTGAATAATTTACCGCAAATGTGTTTGTATAGACTCGTCTAAAGATGTCGGTAACATACTTATATTCATTACCGATTTTCAACATACCCGCAGGAAAATTACTAAAGTATGTCATGATTAATATCCTAGCTTAGAACGACGATTAGTAAGTGTTTCGAGTTCTGTAAACTCTAAACGAAGAGTTGCTTCGGTAGGCATACCATTCGTACCTTGGAAAGTAGTAAATCCTTCTGCACCATAATCAATATTCAATCCTGTTAATGCACAGTTTGAAATTCTTCTTACCCAATTATTTTCTTTACCTGATTTGTGATAGATAACAATTAAAAATTCGGACGGATAAATCAAGAATACTCCAGCATTACTTGGTTCCGGATGCATATGTTCAATAAATGTTTCAATGATGCCACCTTTACCAAAAACAACGGTGCCTTCTAGTTCTGTTTTTGGTGCGAATTTGTATTCAAATCCGAACTTTCTAAATCCCATATTTTTGAATAGCTGTTCTTTATAAGGATTTTCAACTGTCTTTGAAGTCGCTTCTTTCAAATTAGTAACTTCATTACCACCAATGGCACCGGCTAGTTTGGCAAGTTTTCTGGCTGCTAGAGCACCAACGTCGGTAGCAACATCTCCTAATGCAGCTTCACCGCTAAAGTTACCCGTTGCGGCCGCACCAACTAGTCCACCGATGTCTGCAACGTCATAGTTTGCAGAATATCCATAGCTTAATTTATCTTGAATGCCCAGAACAATCGATCTTGACCCCATGATCAAACGTCTCGCGCCAACTCCATTGAGAAGCGCACCCGCGGCCGCGCCACCAGCTAGACCTAATCCAGCAACAACGCCCGCTGTTCCAACACCACCTTCTTTTGCAAAATTGGATATACCACCTGGCTTAGACATAATGCTTTTTAGTCCAGCTAGCCCAGCAGTACCCAAGGTTTCTGCCGCAAGTTTGGCACCTTGTGTAGCTCCGGCGGCAGTAGCATGTTCCGCATCAACTCTTTGCTGACCACTTGTTTCGAAAATAGTTCCCTTATTACCCAACTTCTTGGCGGCATCTGTACCTTCTCTGACAAGAGGATAAAATGCCATCCAGTGAGTATACTCGCTACTTTCATTTAGATTTATAGGATACTTGAAGGTCTCTCTTGATTTATTTTTAGAATTAAACGGATCAACCATGCCCGAAGTATCTCGGTTAAATCTACCTAGATTTGGCTCAGAGGACGACTGTTTTGGATCTGCCGCTCTTTGTTGTTCTGCCATTTTTAATAAATATCCTATTGAGTTTAGAGTTTGGACTATTTATATGACTTATGCGAAGGAGACCATGAAGGGTCTCTATAAGATACAAAATCCTAAGAAGTATATTGGAGATCCCAGTAGAATCATATATCGTTCTAGCTGGGAACTAAAGTTTATGAAATGGTGTGACAGTAATCCGAACATCCTAGAGTGGGGATCGGAAGAGTTGGCTATACCTTATTTGTCACCTAAAGATAATAGAGTTCATCGATATTTTGTTGACTTCTATATTAAAGTCAAAGAAAACTCAGGTGACGTTAAAAAATACTTGATAGAAATAAAACCAGCTAAGTTCGTTCAAGAGCCTAAAATTCCAAAACGCAAAACAAAACAGTTTCTCCATGAAGTTATAACATGGGGTGTCAATCAAGCGAAATGGAAATATGCGACTGAATTTTGTAAAGATAGAGGATGGGAATTTCTCATATTAACTGAGAAAGAGTTGGGAATAACTGCATAAATATAGACTAAGGAGATTTACTATGGCTAGAGCACCAAAAGAAAGTTCAAAGACAACATTTGCACCGCGCCGCAAGGGCATCAAACTAAGTTCGATGAACAAGCATAAGCGCCGTAATTATAAGAAGTATAGAGGTCAAGGTCGTTAATGCCATCAAATAACGCCTTTCAGAAACTTCGCGCACAAGTCGGTGATGGACAAAAGTCCATTAACTGGTACATGCAAAATGTAAAGAACCTTGTTGGCGCAAGAGTTTCTGGAAACACAGTAATGAAATCGGACATTGGCAGTCTTACCACCAAGGTGGAGATTGGTGCGATGTATATGTATTTCTATGATCCGAAGCACAAAGATACGCTTCCATTTTATGATACGTTTCCGCTAGTGCTTCCTTTTGGCCCAGCGAAGGGCGGTTTCTACGGCATCAACGTTCACTATTTACCTTACATGCTACGAGCAAAAGTTTTAGGTGAGCTATTGAATTATGCAGATTCGAAGACGCTAACACCAACAACTAAAATGCGTCTGTCATATCAATTGCTGAATAGCATACAGACTGCACCTGAAGTTCGTCCGTGTATTAAACACTATCTAACAACACATGTCAAGTCGCAATTCATGAAAATCAATCCTACAGATTGGAAGGCAGCAATATTCTTGCCAGTTGAAGCATTTGTTGGCGCAACAAAAGAATCTGTTTTCAGAGATACTAGGAGCAAGATTTAATGGCCACTAGAGGCATAACACCCAGCACAGTTCCGCAAATTGGAGATTCTCTAAACACGCTAGAGAAATTTCGTGCTGAGACCCGCAAAAGAGATTTTGCCAGATCACATAGATTTGAAGTGCAAATATATCCGCCTGCAAATCTAATGGGTGAAGATGGAATTAAAGGCTCTACAAAGGGCCAGAAAATGGCCACGCATAAAACATCTGCTGGTAGATCAGATAGACATTTAAGTTTATTTGTCGAAGATGCGATGATTCCTGGTATTCTATTAGGAACTAAGCCAATTCGCATAAACAATTTAAACGAACAACGTGCAACCGCTATCGATTTTGGTGGTGACTCGTTAACATTAACGTTTTTAGTTGATTCCTCATGGACAGCAAAAGACTTTTTTGGTGATTGGATGAGAGGTATCGTCAACAAAGAGACTAGAGAAATTGCATTTCCTACTAACTATTATGGCGGCATGACGATTACAGCCCTAGACAATCAAGATAAAGTTGTAGCTAAATGGGAATTAGAAGACGTATTTCCAAGATCAGTTGCGCCAATTCAAATGTCATCAGGAAATACACAAGTAGTAAGAATGCCAGTAACATTTACATACAAGAGATGGTTTGTAGTTTGGCCAACAGCAAGATAATGAAGGATTGATTTATGCCATTACCCGTTATGAATACACCAACTTTTAAGGTGAAAATACATTCTTTGAATAAAGATATAGAGTTTCGTCCGTTCTTAGTAAAAGAAGAAAAAATTCTTATTCTGGCTCAAGAATCTAATGAGCCAAAAGAAATGATCAAAGCCATGCAAGACATTGTAACATCTTGTTCTAATGGTGCAGTAGATGGTAAAGAATTGCCGTTCTTTGACCTACAATATGCATTCATTCAATTGCGTTCACAATCTATTGGTAACATCACAGATTTTATTCTAATTTGTGGTGAATGTGGTCATAAGACAGAAACGACTTTAGATTTAAATAACTTGACAATTGATTTTCCAGAAAATCATACAAATAAGATTATGTTAACTGATACGGTCGGCGTCATAATGAAATATCCAAAAGCAGATATTTTAGTTGATACCGATACACCCGCGTTTGATCTAGTAGTATCATGTATTGACAAAATCTTTGATCAAGATGAAATATATGATGCAGAAGATGAAGGTAAAGAAGAAGTTGAAAAATTCATCAACGGACTATCTACTAATCAATTTGAGAACATTGTAGAATTCTTCCAAACTTCTCCTAGACTAGAAAAGACAATTGATTATACTTGTGTAAAATGCGGAACAGAAAACACAGTTTTGATTGACGGCGTAGAAAATTTTTTCGAATAACCCTTTCTCATGATAATTTGATGAATCATTATAAGACAAACTTTATTTTGATGCAAGAACACAAATATAGTTTGACAGAACTTGAAAATATGATGCCATGGGAAAGGGAAGTTTACATTGGTTTGTTAATGACACATTTGAAGAAAAAAGCAGAACAGAACCAACAGGATTATTAACAAATGGCGAGTAACTTACAGGGTCTAACAACTAGATTACACGACGAAGCGGATCCAGTAGGCTCTGGCGGCGGCAAAGAGGAACAGTTAAAGAAAATTAAAGAGTCAACTAGTCCTCTATCAATCACTAGAGTTGATGGAGAATCTGTAGGTAAGATTCTTTCTGCCGCGACTGATAATCTAAGTAAAGACCTAGAAAAGTTTAGCGAACAAGAACATAAAATGATGGTAGAACTTGTCAAGGAAATTGGCAAGTTGACTGAAAAGAATCTTGAAGGATTCAATAAGGGCATCAAAGAAGTAATCGAGTTAGCCAAAAAGGGTCAGGCCCTGGCAGAAAAATCCGGTAATACAGAAGGTGCAAAACGATTTTCTGATACCGCGAAGGCAGCCAAAGACGAATATTTCAAGGCTAATGATATGGGTCTTCGAGGTAATGAAGACACCTTCAAAAATCGCTTATCTAGAGCCTTCAGTGGCAAAGATACTAAAACTGGAACCGCCGTACCTAAAGGTTTTCTAAAAACCCAACTAGAAGGTGCAAAGAGAGTTTTCACTGGTAAACCAGGCGACCTAAGATATAGCGTATTTACCAATGATGCGAAGAAGAGATCCGAAGCAAGAGATGCCCAAGGATGGGCACAAGAAGCCGAGAAACTAAGCGATCTAACCAAAGATCAAAAGAAGATGCTGGCGGATAAGGGAATTGCGCCAGCCTCCGATAAAGACATCTCGTATCGTAAAGATGGTAAGCCAGTTTCTCTCAAAGATATTAATGCAGAACTTGAAAAAGACTATAATGAGAAAAAGAATGCAACCGCTATTATACCAGAGGATAAAGCTAAACCAGATCAAGTTGCAGCATCTATAGAAAGTGCATCTGACGCTGGATCACCAGCAAGTGCGCTACAAGAAGAAGCAGCTGGAATCCAACAAGATCCAGTGGTTAATGCAATCGAAGATCAGACTAAAAAGTTAGATGAAATATCTGACACGCTATCACAAGCAAATGAATTATTTGACGCTATTAAAACTACCATAGAAAAAATAGCAACTTCTATAGAAGGTATAGAATCTGATTCCGGGTCTTCCGGTGGCGGCAGCATCATCGATAACGTTATGGATGTTGCGGATGATTTAACTGGTGGAAGTAATGGCTCAGGATCTAAAAAGTCTCGTTCGGAAAGAGCTAAAAGTCAGCCTAGAGATGCAAAGGGCCGCTTCGTTAAGAAAGAAGCTGGTGTTGCAAAGAAAGGCTTCTTTAGCAAACTAAAGGGTAAGAAGGGCATACTGGGAGGTCTTGGTCTAGCAGCGGGCGCTGTTGGCATAGGCGCCGCTATGAGCGATGATAGTGACGAACCCAGTACCGCGGATGTAGTGGCAAATACTGCTACTACGGCAACAGATTTAGCAGACGTTGGCACAAAGAGTGCTGAAAAAACAGAAGCAAAAGTTGCCGAAAAGGGTGCCGCAAAAGCGGGTGAAAAGGCCGCAGTCAAAGCTGGTGAGAAGGTTGCAGCGAAGGGTGTGGCTAAAGTTGGAGCGAAAGCAGTAGGCAAATCGCTCTTAAAGAAAATTCCTGGCGTTAGTATTCTAGCCGGCGGCGCATTCGCTGCACAAAGAGCTATGCAAGGTGATTGGCTAGGCGCGGGCGGCGAATTGCTATCGGGGGTAGCAGGAACTATTCCTGGCGTTGGCACGGCTGCCTCTGTAGGTATCGATGCTGCACTAGCAGCTAGAGATATGGGAGCATTAGGCGGCACACCAGAAACTCGCGCCGCAGAACAAGCGGCATCTGGTGCTGCACCCGCCCCAGCAAAACCTGCCGCCGTTCAGGGTAAACCGGGTGGTGGAATATTAAGTAAGGCTGCTGGATTTGTAAAGAAAAATCCTCTAATGGCAGCGGCGGGTCTAGGTGGAATAGGTTTGGCCGCAGTTGGGGCATCGAAAGCATGGGATTATTTTTCTGGTGGGAATGAAGAAGCTAAAGTTCAATCTGGCCAGAATCCAGATAGCGGAATTCTGGAAAAAGGATCAGAAGACGCTAGAGATAAAATGAATGTTAGTGTTCCAGCACCTACAATCATCAATCAAGGTGGAAGTGCATCAACTCCAGAAAAGTCAACAACACCGAATACAAAAACATATGTTAGAGATGATGAAAGTAGTTGGATGAGATTTGCTCTAAAACGAGCAATGGCATAAAAAAGGGGCGCTTAGAGCGCCCCTTTCTCTTTTAGTCATCCGCAAGACTTGCGAAGTAACTCATATTATCATCGGTATCATCGTCATTCCAAGGCGGAGTATCATCGGTAGCCTTAGCTGCCGTCTTCATCTTCTGTTCAACAAAGAGTTCATCGGCGGCATCAAGAGGTGATACCTTCTCTGCGCTAGGAACGCGAGTACCACTACCAAGAACAGCATTCAGCTTGGCCTTGAGTTCGTCATACGACTTGAAGTTTGACGGATCAAGGAATGCGGCAAGAGAATGCGACTGCTTCCAAATACGTTCGAGTTCTGCATCGTCTTCCGAGAGAGGCGAAGGGCCATCGAATTCCGACTTGTCGTAGTTACGATAACCTTCAACCTGACGAATACGGAGCTTGAAGTTAGCACCTTCCCAGAGGTCGAACGGATTAACAGGCTTTTCGTCTTCAAACGTAGGCTGCATTACGTCCTTGATCTTGTCGAAAATCTTCTTGCCATACTTATAGAGGAAGACCTTACCTTCGTTCTCAGGGTTTGCAGGGTCACGAATGACCAGAACGTTTGAGATATACGAGAGACGGCGCTTCTGCTTACGAGCGATTTCCTTGTTAGCTTCGATACCAGAATTCCACAGTTCAGAATTCAGTTCACCAACGGGATCAGGCTTGTTAATGGTAGTCAGAGAGTTTTCAATATACCACTTGCCAGTCGGACCCTGGAAGCCGTGATCGAAGACGCGAACCCAAGGAAGTTCTTCACCAGAGGGGGCAGGAAGGAAACGAAGAACAGCCTGACCATTGCCAGCCTTATCGACACTAGGCTTCCAGAAGCGATCATCATCGCCGCGCTTTTCATTTGAGGGATTTGCAATCTTTTCGACTTCCTTCATGAGCGAGTCGAAGTTGCCACGGTTCTTACGGAGTTCCGATAGAGAATTAAAAGACATATGTATATTCCTTATATTGCGTTGTATGTTTAATATTTGCGTTGTGTATCATAATCATCGTAATCGTCATCCTCATAATCACGATTACTAGTGTATTTATACACGTTTTTGCGATGCTTGTTAGATTTATCAAGACCTTTACGAACTTCTTTCACACGAGGTTCATAATCATAGTCTCTACGTCTAGACTTGCTCATTTTAGAAGACCACTTGGCCTTTCTCCTTGTACCATAGTTGAGAGAATTTGTCTTTATCAAACTTGACAAAAACACGATACTTTGTTATCAAACGGGACACATCTTTCCATATAAAATCGTTTTCTAACATAGCTTTATTACTATACACAAAGTCGAATAATTTGTCAAGAATAACTAGCGTTTCGAGACTAATTTTTTTACCAAGGTATAGTTTCAGTGCGAGAGGATGTTGACCATCACTAATAAGAGGATCAACATTAGCTTTCTCTGCTTCAAAAATAAGAGTTGCGATATCTTGCGTGAACAGATATGTCAGCTTTTCTTTTCTAGCTTTCCAGTCACGATACACATTATCACTCTCGGCATCAAAAACACCATTGTGGCCGTTTACAAAATTGGCCACAAAATAGTCTACCATTTCGGTAAAGCTATATCGTTTGGCAAGTTTACGAAACAGTAGAACATCCTTACGTTTAAGGAATGTTTCTTTCTTACACCTGACGCCAGATTTAGTTTTAGTGATATCGTAATCGTCGGAAGTGAAATGAAGTTTTAGTGACATATAGACACGGTAAACTTCGAAGGGTTCCATTAGAGAGGGAGCTTTCCGTCCTTACGCTTCAACATGTTAAGTTCTTCGGCTTCTGCACGAATCTTTTCCTTAAGAGAAGTTGTCAGAAGAACCGATACTGATTCCATTTCGATCTCATTCTTAACACAATAATCAACTAGAAGATCCATACACTTTAGACCCGTAGTTGAGGCTTGCTTTTCAATGAACTGCGAAAATTCCGTAGAAGTTTTAAACTTCTTCGTAATTAGAAATTCGTTACTGATATCATCTACCACTAGAAAATCCTCGACCATAAAATTTAGTTTCACCTTCATATGACTTATCAAAAAGATACCAGCAAGCATTATCTTTACCAGTAAACTTACTATCTTCAATCCACTTTACTCTACCTATAGCTACAATCTTTTTGCAATATTGTAGGTACGGCACAGCTTGTTTCGTATGCATCCAGTCAGCATCAAATAGAAGCCATGTGGGACAAATACTAGCAAAGCGATCAATCAACGGATGAAGTATCCATCTAGACCACGGCGGATTAGTTATAATATACTCTGTATTACGGGGGATGTCAACAGTTAA